AATTGTAAAGACTCATCAATACGATCTTCTATTTGATCGTTGTCTACATTTATTTCAATAACTGGTTTACCTAATGATCGTAAAGCGTATTGTTTTAATGATTCTCTTGATGATGGAGTTGCCATTTCATACCTTTTTAGTCTTATTTACTATATTTATAATATAAAATATAGACTAACCTAAAGCGATCGCTTGAGCTATGGCAAATGCTTTTGTAGGCACTGTATTGTCTACTGAAAATGTAACATTATCTCCTGATATAGTTGTGTCAATACCTGTTCCACCTATAAATTTTAAACTTTCTCCTAATGATATAGTGGATGAAGTAGAACTATCATCAACAATTGTAAAAGATGAATTTGTCAATGAATTATTATCAATATTTGTTATGGTATTAGAACCACCACTTATAGTTTTATTTGATAATGTTCCAGATTTACCATCTACATAAGAACTAATTTGACTAGCTATTATAAATTTTTCAGTGCCTCCATCAGAAATTGGTAATTTATCACTATTATCTATAGTAATACTAGAACCATCTGTCATTCCATCAATATTAATTATTGCTTCAACGTTTCCAAATTCTAATGCTGTGGCTCCTGAATTAACTTTTAAAACTTGTCCTGCTGTACCTATGGATAAAGAAGCTCCTAAACCTCCATGTGTTAAAGCAATAAATTCGCCTGATTGAAATTCAGCTAATCCTGTAGCGTTAGCTCCGTCGAATACCGTTCGTATAGGTACTTTTGCTGTCATTGTTTATTCTCCTATGTATATTTATATTTTTTTTTAATTTTAAAATTGAAATATAGCACCACCTGCGTTATGATTAACAATATTTTGTCCATTACTTATGGTAAAGGTTGTAAATACTAATTGTCCTATTTCATTACCTGTTTTAAATATAAAATTAGTAGCGGCTGTGCCTAAACCTGAAGCTTGTGTGAAAAAAGGTACACTTCTTGTAGAAATACCTGTGGTTTGATCTGCTGTTGCTATAGCTTGACTGCCTACTAATGAACCTGAAGGTAATGTAGCACCTGAAGCTGAAATTAAAATAGCTCCTGTGCCGTCTCCACTAATTGTAGCTCCAGCTAAATCTATTGTATTACCTGATAGATAAATGTCTCTCCATCTTCTATTTGGAGAACCTAAATCATGAGTTAAAGTTGTCATAGGTTCTAAATTTGAAACAAATCTAGCATTTACTGTTATAGAATCTTCGGTAGAATCTCCTGAATTTACACCTAAAGTAATACTACCTCTTAAAGTTGAAGAACCAGCAATATCTAAATTACCTGTTGAAGTAATATTAGCAGCTTTAATATTAGATTCGGTTAAAGTTAAATTTCCAGTTGAAGCACCTGTAAATGTTCCTGAAGCAAATTTAATTACGTCTTCCGACTCATCATAACCTATAAAAATATTATCATCATCACCTCTTTCAATAATAATACCAGAATCTCCTGATGCCGCACCCGTTCTACCATTACCCAATTCAAATAGTTGATCTGAAACAACAGTATTAGTTGTAGATACTGTTGTGGTTGATCCGTTAACTGTTAAATTACCTGATACTGTTAAATTGTTTGAAATAGTTACGTTGTTTGGTAAACCTATTGATATTGTATCACCTGAAATTGATGTTTCAACTTCGTTAGATGTGCCAGAGATTTTTAATGTATCTGAACCTAATTCTATTGTACCCAATGTAGAACTATCATCTGAAATTGTTAAAGTAGTAGAAATATTTTGTGTTGATGCTGATGTAATTCTACCTTGTTGGTCTATTGTTATTACAGGAATAGCAGTTGAAGAACCATAAGTATTTGGTGTTACCGCTGTATTATCTAAATCTATATTAATTGTGTCGCCAGATACGGATGTTGTTATACCTGTATCACCTGATATTTTTAAAGTGTCTGAAATTAAATCTATTGTAGCTAATGAAGAAGAATCATCAGAAATTGTTAAAGTAGTAGAAATATTATTATTAGAAGCACTTGTAATTCTTCCTTGAGCATCAACAGTAAAAGTTGGTATTGTAGATGATGAACCATATGTACCAGGATTAACAGAAGTACTATCTAAATTTAAAGTAATATTATCCCCTGATAATGTAGATGTTAATCCAGTGCCACCTATAATTTTTAAACTTTCACCTAAAGAAATAATAGATGTTGTTGAACTATCATCAACTAAAGTAATACCTGAATTAGCTAAAAACGAATTTGCTATCGTATCGCCTGATTGAAATTCTGCTAAACCTGTGGGGTTATTTGATCCGTCTAATATGAGTCGTAAAGGTGTTTTATCTGCCATTTTTAAAACCTATATGCTGGGTTGTTATCGTCAAAAGTTGTATTAGATAAAGCTGGCGTGCCAAGGCCACCTGAATTTGTATAAACTTCTATAAAAACTTTTCTTTCAGTATTTGCTCTAAAAGCAAATTGAGTAACAGGCGTACTTAATCCTCCAGAATTAGTAAAAATATCAACTTGTTGTTTTATATCTCCGGCGTAAAAAAAATCTTTAAAGGCCGCTGTTAATGAACCAATGTTACGAATTTCATCTACATCTGGAAGAATATTTGTGCTAACATTTGTAAGATCGCCTGCGCCTCCTGCACTGTAATTAGCAACTTCAACTATACTTGCGCCATTACGAACGTATATTTTTTTATCAGCAACATTAACGGCTATTTCACCGTCTTCTAAATCACCAGTAGTAGGAACAGAACTTGATGTTGTCGATCTTTTAAGTTTTATTACAGTTGACACTTAAACCTCCAAAGTTAATAATTAAAATGTTCCGCCGTCTATTTTTGTAATTGCTACTGAACCACTTGTTACTGTAAAGTTTGCTGTAGGAAAGAAAGCCACACCAGCATTTGCTGATGTTGCTAATTCTCCTGATACTCTTACAGTGTTACCTATTACTACTGTATCAATACCTTCGCCAGCTAAAAATTCAATATTACCACCTAATGATACTGAACCTTGTGTTGAACTTTCATCAGTAAAGAAAATTACTGAATTTGCTAATTTAGCATTTGTAACGGCACTGTCAGCAATTTTAGCTGTTGTAACAGCATCAGAAGCTAATTGATTTGAACCGATACCAGAAGCTTTAACTCTTAAAGCGTCAGAGAAAATCTCAATTGTTGTATCATCAACAGCAACATCTAAAGTATTACCAGTTTTTGTTAAAGCATTACCAGCACTGATTTGGCCAGCACCAGAGAATTGACTAAATGTTATATTTGTTGAACCTAAAGTAGGTGTACCATTAAATGTAGTTACATATCCATTATCAGCATTTTCTGTACCTTCTTCAACAAAGAAAAAAGCACCGCCTGTTAATTCACTTGCTGTATCAGCATCTGGCGTTCTTGTTAATACAAAGACAGCAGCGCCTGAACCTGTAGCGGTAACTTTATAGATACCATTTTGAAAAGCACTGGCTTGATCTTTAATTAAAACTCTATCATTTACCGAAACTGCTACACCATCAATTGATAAAGCACCATTTGCGTTAGCAGTTAAAGTACCTGCACCGTTATTATATGTAACGGCCGCTAAAGCAGCTGTTGTAGCGACTCTTACGGATGCTTTGACATCTAGGCCATTGGCAACACTGTCAACATATGCTTTTGTAGCAGCGTCTTGATCACCTACTGGGTCTGTTACACTTGTAATTCTACTTGAACTTACATCAACTGTTCCTGAACCTTTAGGATTTAAAACTAAATTAATGTTTGTGTCAGCGCCAGAAGTAGAAATTTCAACACCATTACCTGTTGCCGAATTTGTTAATTCTAATTGATTAACAGCTGAACTTGTTGTATTAAAGATAATTAATTCATTACCGTTAGCATCAGCAATAAAACCATCATCAGCAAATTTAGGTGCTGTTAATGTTTTATTTGTTAGAGTTTCTGTGCCTGTTAAAGTAGCAAAATCTCCATCACTTAGAGCTGCATTAAACTCTGATATAGTACCGGATAAAGTATTTGTTGTTAAAGAAATCGATTTATTTGTTAATGTATTTGTAGATGAAACAGTAGGCACTGTAACACCCTCAACTGCTAAAACTCCTGCTGATGAACGTGATAGTGTTGTGTCACTAGCATGACCTAATTCTAATGTACCAACACCTAATGCTGTTGATGTAGATGAAGTTACACCTGATAAAGGTAAACCACTGGCATTTGTTAATGTTAAAGCAGATGGTGTTCCTAAATTAGGTGTAATTAATGTAGGAGAATTAGCAAATACTAATGAGCCTGTACCTGTTTCATCTGAAATTGCTGTAGCTAATTCAGCAGAAGTAGCTGTTAATGTGTTATTTGTTAAACTAATTGTTTTATTTGTTAATGTATCAGTTGTAGCACGGCCAACTAAAGTATCAGTAGAAGTTGGTAATGTTAAAGTACCTGTGTTGCTGATTGTAGAAATAATCGGCGTTGTTAAGGTTTTATTTGTTAAAGTTTGCGTGCCTGTTAATGTAACAACTGTATTGTCAATGTCTAAAGTAACTGTATCACCAGAAATAGATGAAGTTAATCCTGTACCGCCAGCAATTTTTAAAGTGTCATTAAGTAAATTAATTGTTGCTATGCTTGAACTGTCATCAGAAATTGTTAAATTGCCACTGACTGTGCTAAAAGAAAGCGTGCCAGAACCATTTGTTGTTAAAACTTGGCCGTTTGTACCATCAACACTTGGTAAAGTAAATGTGACATTACTTACAACACTGTTTGGAGCTTTTAAAGCAATAAAGTTTGTACCGTTATTTGTTCCTTCATTAAACTTAATTGTACCGCCTGTTGAAGAATTGTTACCGATAAACAATTCATCAATGGCCTTATTTGAGTCAACAAGAATTGCTGAAGAGGCCGTTAAAGTACCGGCAACGTGATCTGTTAAACTTGTAAAATATTTACCACCAATGATGTCTATATTTGCGGCAACGCCATTTGTTTCTGTGCCTGTTCCTATAAAAAGACGATCACCATTATTACCCTGCGTTCCAACTCCAAATGTATAGGCAAGCTCACCTTGTGCAAGCTCTGCTGGTGATGTTGTTCCTGATGAGCGTTTAATTTTTATTATAGTTGACATTTATCTCCCTAAAAGTTACCTCCGTTAAAAATTAATGTGCCTGTATCTGTTTCTAATTCTGTTCTTGCAACAAATTTTTCATCACTTGATCTATATTGTAATAAGGCACCGTCCTGTATATTTGTTGTAACCACATCTTGTAATAATGCTAATTTCAAAGCGTTGTTTTGTAAGTTTGAACCTGATGGTATTGTAACTGATACCTGTTGTGGAAGGCCACCTGTTCGTGGTGTTATTTTTGCTGTAACACCGCCTGTAGTATTAATAACTGCTTTTACCATAGTTTTAACTTAAAATTTAGTAATATTTATAATAAAACTATACTGTAAAATAATATATATTTTCTAATAATTTGAAGCAACTCTTGGAAATACCGTTGCTATACCCTCAACCACTCTTGTTACGGTACTATCAGAAATTTTAACAATTGTCACATCATAAACATAACGGCCCTCTTCTAAAGCCGCTGTTTGTGCCGCTGTTAATGATATAGTAATGACACCTGCAGCTATATTGTTTGAAGTAGTAAATGTTGTACGATCTTGTGAACTTGAAAATCCTTTTGATAACTGGCCAAAAGAATTATGGCCTGTTAAATCGTATATAGCACCGGCATCTGTTGTAACAGTTACATCTGAATTAAATGTAGCGCCTTGTTGTATAGTAAGATTTGCTATAGCGGCCATTTATTTACTTATTAATTTTTTTTATTTCTTCTTTAATTTTGTCATTATAATATGTAGTCAATACATCAATTTTTTCAATTTCGATTGTATGCCGTACTCTACTTTGTTGTATTTCTTGTCTTGCTAGTATAATATTTTTTAAATAAACACTTAAATCTTCTTCTTTATATGTTATACCGTCAATGATTATATCTGCCATAATTTTTCCTTTTATTTTTATATTTATATTTATACTAAAAAATTTGGTTGTTATTTAATAATTTCTGTCTTAAAAGCCAAAGTTATTCTTGGTATTCCTATTTCTAAAGGTGCTAAACCCCTATGTGCCCAAGATGCATCAAACATTATTAATCTGTTTTGAACAAAATTAACAGAATGAATTTGGTCATCTTCATTGTTTAATTTTATTTCAAAGGTGCCTGAGCCAGGATTTAGCGTTCTTGATGACATTAAAAGAAAAGTTATTTGACCGTCATCTCGATGAAATTCACCAGGCATATTTGTATGTTGAACATTTATGTAAACTCTTAAAAAATTTAATTTAAATTCCACGGTTTTTTTAATTTTTTCAGCAACAATATATATAAGAGGATTATCAAGATTTAATTCTGTCATATAAAATCTAATGTGTTTATCTACTCTATCATTTTCTTTGGGTATAATGGAAGAATGCCCAAAATAATGTGGCATTTCTAATAAATGTTTTTCTAAAACATTTACTACGTCATTACTTAAAAAATTATCAATTATTTTTAACATTTTTGATTAAACATCATTGTACTCGGATGACCTTTTTATAATAGTTCCGTTATTTACAAAATTTAAAAAAGTTGTTATGGTAAATCTACCATAACCTATTGTTTCAGGTTCTTTATTAAATTTTACAGGAGTAACTTTATGAAGAAAACAACTAGGGAAAAAAACGGCTCTATTATGTTTTAATTTAATTAAATTATTCGATTCAGGAAAATAAAAATCACCTCCAGTAAATAATTCTCGATCTTTAACAAACCAAACACAAAGTGTCCATTGACAACTATCGAAATGAGCTTCATAATGATCGTCATTTTCATAATATGATACTAGAGTTCCATACTGATTAGCACTAAAAAAAGAACGGCAATATGGTTTACACTCGTTTACTAAAGAATCAAATTTTTTAGTACTTAGTTTATATAAACAATTTAATATAGGCGAATACTTTTGTCCTTCATTTGTATAAATGTTATCTACATAAAATCTAAAAGCTCTACTTTTTGAATTGCCGTGTTTATCTTTAGCTACAATGGTATTTTCGGCTCTATCTATTTTATCTTTAGGTAATGTAATATATAATTCTAATTCTTTCCATACGGCCTTTTCTTCTCTAACATTATACCAGTTATCAATAACTATAAAAGGGAAAGTAGGGTTATTTTTAAAAATTTTAGGTTGCCATTCATTTTGTGATTTTTTTGTGTCCATATTATTCTATAATATTTACATTGTTTTCATTTATAACAGCCACATCTTCAGGATCTAATTCTAAATTTAAACTATTTGAAACTGATAAATTTTTATTATCTTTATATTTTTCTGATAATCCAAGAAGTGGCCTATTATCATAAAGATTTTTATTTTTTCCATTAATATCATTATAATGTAAAAATACTTGTGCGTGATTTAATCCTATATATGGTTCTCTCCAATGTTCAATTTCACAACCTTTATAAATTAACATATCACCAGGTTGTAAATAAATTGGTAAACCATATTTTTCATTTTTTTTATCTGCTACAAATATAGGCCAATTGTAGTTAGGATATATTTTTTGATCAATGTTTGATGTATCATAACCTAAACACAATGTTGTTGAAAATTCACAACTCTCTCTATCTCTATGTCTTTTTAATTCTGTTCCTGTTGTGTATAATCTATAATATGTATAAGTAGGCATTAATTTTTTATTTGTTAATATATTCATATTCTCTAAAGATAAACTCAATAAAGTATCGAATGTTAAATCTCCATACATACTGTAATCTCCTGGAGCCTGTGGATCGTCAAATAATCCAAACAATGATTCAGGATTTTTTCTTTCCACCTGTTCTAAATAATTACATCTTTTAGCAGCTAGAATTACATAATAATATAAAAAATTTGCCATATTTTTATCAATAAAATTGGAAATTTTTACCCAACCATTTTCATTGAAAAAACTAGCTGCCGGGTGAATTATTTTTTTATTTTGGTTAGAAACTTCTTTAAATATTTCAAAAAAATCACTTTTTTGTTTTTCAGAAAAATTTTCAAAATTTATATAATCGTTATTCATATTTTTATTTAAAAGGTTTACCTAAAATCCACAAAACCAAAGAATATCTTGTGCCTCTAGTTATTGGTGTTACCTGATGATATACAAATGATGGAAATATAATAATTGAACCTTGAGGTCGTATTTCTTCACATTCGTGAAATCTTTTTCTATCTGCGTGTGGCCCAAAATCAAACTTTAAATTGCCTCCTTCATAATCACCTGGAGAATTTAAATTTATAGTCATACTTAATTTTCTAACCTTACCTATCATTCTTTCAATTTTAGTATATTGAGTTGAATTTGGCGTCACTCCTGGTATTAATCTTTTGTAAATTCCAAAATGATCTGATTGACCATCAGTGTGCCATCCATAAAATCCTCCTTTTTTATAAACTGTAAATTGAAAATCCTCAGCGCAATTATATTCAAAGTTCCAACCTGAATCTTTATTAGCTTTTTCTAAAAAAGGATTTATCATATTATATAACCAATTATCATTCAACCAACAAACTTCGCTATCTCTCACATAAGTTTTTTTTAATAATTCGTCATTTTCTTTTGAAAGTTCTTCAACAGTTTTGTCTGATTGTGGGATGCCGTTTGTATTTGCTTGTTTATGTGTGTTACCTGCTGTTGTACCAGCTACATTTTGTCCACTATTTTTTAAAGATACTAGTTTTTCTGTACCAGCT